TGAGCTTGAACGAAGGCCTAGACTACTTCTGGCCATTTGGACAAAGTATTCTAGAAAATATTTTCAAAGTGTTCAAACAAAAAGAACTGCTAGAAGATTCAGTTCTGATCTATCGTGTGCAACGTGCTCCTGAACGCAGAATTTTCAAAATTGACGTGGGCAACATGCCAAGCCACATGGCCATGCAGTTTGTAGAACGTGTCAAAAATGAAATGCATCAACGACGTATACCCACCAACACCGGTGGCGGCGCCAACATGATGGATGCGTCTTACAACCCACTCAGTATCAACGAAGATTACTTCTTTCCAGTAAGCGCAGACAGCCGTGGATCAGACGTTACTACCTTGCCCGGCGGTGCCAATCTGGGCGAAATTGACGATTTAAAATACTTTAACAACAAAATGGCACGTGGTTTGCGTGTGCCCAGTAGCTATTTGCCCACAGGTCCAGACGATTCAGATCGTGCTTTAAACGACGGAAAAGTAGGCACAGCACTGATACAAGAATACCGTTTCAACCAGTATTGTATGCGCCTACAGCGCCTGATCATGCAGAAATTAGACGACGAATTTAAGATGTTTCTGCGTTGGAGAGGCTTTAACATTGATGCAGGTCTGTTTACAATCAGTCTGTGTGAGCCACAGAATTTTGCCAGTTATCGTCAAAGTGAACTGGACACCAGTCGTATTGGGTCATTTGCCCAGATTGAGCCATTGCCGTATTTTAGCAAACGTTTCTTGATGAAGCGTTATTTGGGTCTAACTGAAGAAGAACTGGTAGAAAACGAAACGCTCTGGAAAGAAGAGCGAGACGAGCCCGATCTAGAAACAACACAAGGTCAGGATCTACGTAGTATTGGCATTACACCAGCTGGCTTGGAAAGCGACATTGCTACTGGTGAAGAAATAGCCGGTGCCGGTGCTGCAGGAGCACCAGAGGGCTTACCAGGAGCACCAACTACAGCACCTGGCACTGCTGGAACAGCCGGAGCACCACCGCCTACTGCTGGCGGCGTTCCGGGCGTATAAATACTAGTATGATACTCAACGAAATATACGAAAAGAGCCCTGAAGCTTATCAAGACGTCAGTCAAGATAACAGTCAACCACGACTGGGCAATCTTCGCAAAACTCGACTGACCTTGCGTCAGCTCAACAAACTACGTCAGATGCAAGATGTGCGTAGTTACGAGTATAAAGAAAAACTCAAACACGTCAAGAAACAATACGCACCCGCCCCGGCTGCACCAGGATTATAATTTGACTAATTAGCAGTAACAAAATAGTCAAATATACTCACTTTTCCACCTCAAAACTACCAATATTACTCGTCGATAGTAAATATCTGACGAGCCATAACCATTGGAGGAAAATATGACTAATAAATTTGAACAGTTGATCGAATACGTGATCAATGATGAAGAGGCGAAAGCCAAAGAACTATTCCACGACATCGTGGTAGAAAAATCTCGTGAAATCTACGAAAACTTGATGAACGAGGAAGAAGAAGAATTAGACGAAGAGTCTGATGCTGAGCGTGACGACAAAGCTGAAAAAGCTGGTCGTAAAGTAGCCAAAGATATCGAGTATGATGAACTTCACGAAGAAGAAGACGATGAAGAGTTAGACGAAGGTATGATGGGCGGCGATGCCAGCGACGATTTAATCGACGACGTTGAAGCTGAAGAACAAGGCATGCAAGAAGACGAAGAGTCTGATGTAGAGTTTGATGACGAAGCTGAAGAAGACGGTGAAGATTTAACACACGATATGGAAAAAGATCACGACAACGAAGGCGACATCGAAGATCGCGTGGTTGATCTAGAAGACAAATTAGACGAATTAATGGCTGAATTTGAAGCTATTATGGGTAATGAAGGTGGTGATAGTGTATCTGATATCGACGGCGGCGACGCTTTAGAAATGGACGACACAGACACTGCTGACTTTGGCGACATGGACGAAACCATGGGTATGATGGAAAACGTAACATTAGACAAAGTTCCTGCTCCTAAGCACGGCGACGACGGTGCTAACAACAAAAGCGTAGTTGCTTTTAACAGTGGTGCAAAGGGCATGGCTGCTAGTCCAGTTAAAATGACTGGCGACACAGCTCAAGGCCGTAGTGCTCCAAAAACTGGTGATTTGCCACAAGCAGGCCAGTTTAAAAATGTACCAGGCAAAGGCGGCGCTAACTCCAAGTTGGCTGCAGCTCCAAAGCCTACTACAGCTCAAGCAAGTGGTGTGAATACAAAATCACCAGTTGGTAAGGCGTAATCCAGAGATATGGCTCGATATCTAAAAGAACATCTAAGCTTCACTCAGGCAGGTCTTGAAATCCTGTCTGAGGAAGCCCACGATGGCGGCAAAACCTTGAAGCTAAAAGGTGTTTGCATTGAAGGCGGAGTCAGAAACGCCAATGAACGAGTATATCCTGTAAATGAAATTGCCAAGGCAGTTGATACTATTAACGAACAAATCAAAACAGGGCATTCAGTTTTAGGCGAAGTTGATCACCCAGACGATTTAAAAATTAATTTGGATCGTGTGAGCCACATGATTGAAAAAATGTGGATGGATGGCCCAGCTGGCATGGGCACATTGAAGATATTACCTACACCGATGGGCAAACTGGTAGAAACCATGTTGACCAACGGTGTAAAACTAGGGGTTAGTAGTCGTGGATCAGGAAATGTCGACGACAGAACCGGACATGTCAGTGACTTTGAAATCGTCACTGTAGATGTGGTTGCTCAGCCGAGTGCTCCAAATGCATATCCTACTGCAATATATGAAGGCCTTTTGAATCACAAAGGTGGACAAAAATTGTTGGATATGTTCAAAGACCCAGCTAAGAGCGGCAAAGCACAGAGATACGTTAAAGAAGAAGTAATGCGTCTGATACGTGGTCTCAAGATTGAAGGGAAATAATATGCTAGATGCTATTAAACCGTTACTAGATAGCGACCTTATCAACGAAGAAGCTCAACAACAGATCTCAGAAGCCTGGGAAACAAAGTTGAACGAAGCTCGTGAACAGGTACGTGCAGAACTCCGCGAAGAGTTTGCACAACGCTATGAGCATGACAAACAAGTGATGGTGGAAGCCCTGGATCGTATGATAACAGATGGACTTACTGCAGAAATCGAGCAAGTAAAAGCTGAAAAGGCTCAACTTGCAGAAGATCGCGTTCGTTTCCAAGGCAAGATGAAAGAGTCTGCTACAAAGTTCAACAACTTTATGGTGACAAAACTTGCTGAAGAAATTGGCGAACTGCGTAAAGACCGCAAGATGCACACAGAAGGTGTTCAGAAGTTAGAACAATTTGTGGTTCATGCTCTTGCACGTGAGATTCAAGAATTTGCACAAGACAAACAAGATGTGGTTAACACTAAGGTTCGTTTGGTGCGTGAAGCTCGCAAACAATTGGAAACACTCAAAGCACGTTTTGTAACAGAAAGTGCCAAGAAGATGTCCAGTGCTGTTAGCACACACCTAAAGGGTGAACTCAGTCAGTTGAAAGAAGACATCAAAGTTGCTCGTGAGAACAATTTTGGTCGTCGTATTTTTGAAGCGTATGCAAGTGAATTTGGTGCAACTCATTTAAATGAGAAGCAAGAAGTTCGCAAACTGCATGATACAATCGCTGCCAAAGATAGTAAATTAGCTGAAGCCATCAAATTCGCTCAGAAAGCAAAAGTTCTGGTCGAATCCAAAGAACGCGAAATGCGTATACTCAAAGAATCTAATCAGCGTGAAGCTGCACTAGAGGAATTGCTTGCTCCATTAAACAAGGAAAAGCAAGAAGTAATGCGTAATTTGCTCGAAAGTGTCCAGACAAGTCGCTTGTCAAATGCTTTTGAAAAGTATCTACCAGCAGTTTTGGAAGATCGTTCCGTGAAAGCCTCTAAAGTAATCACAGAATCATTGTCCACAGCCACTGGCGATAAATCTGCCCGCAGTCCAGATGCAGATCAACAAGCTGATAATGTCAGCAACGTGATCGATCTAAAGCGTTTGGCAGGGCTGTAATTTAAGATATAATAAAAGGAGACTTAAATGTCACAAGAATTATTAGAAGGTCGTTGGGACGAAACTAAAGACGCACTCTTGGAAGGCCTTTCTGGTTCCAAGCGTAGTTCTATGAGCGTAATCCTTGAAAATACCAAGAAGTATTTGCGTGAGAACGCTTCTTCTGGTTCTACAGTAAGTGGTAACATTGCTACATTAAACCGTGTGATTCTGCCAGTTATTCGTCGTGTTATGCCAACTGTTATTGCTAACGAGTTGGTTGGTGTTCAGCCAATGACAGGACCTGTAGGTCAAATCCACACATTACGTGTTCGCTATGCACAAAGTTTAACTGACAACTCAGCAGCCGCTACAAGCGTTGCAGCTGGTTCTGAAGCTTTGAGTCCTTTCACAATTGCTACTGCTTACTCTACAGTGCCACAGGCTACTACAACAGCTACTGGTTACACAGGTAACAACACAGCAACAATGGAAGGCACAGGCGGTAAGCAAATTTCCGTTCAGATCTTGAAACAAGCTGTTGAAGCTAAGACACGCAAGTTGCAAGCTCGTTGGACATTTGAATCTGCACAAGATGCACAAGCCATGCACGGTATTGACGTTGAAGCAGAAATTATGGCTGCTTTGGCTCAAGAAATTACCGCTGAGATCGACCAAGAAATTCTCTTGTCACTCAGCACATTGGCCGCAACAGAGTATACATACAACCAAGCTACTGTATCTGGTACAGCAACATTCGTTGGTGATGAGCATGCCGCCTTGGCAGTGTTGATCAACCGCGTTGCTAACTTGATCGCTCAGCGCACACGTCGTGGCGCTGGTAACTGGGCAGTTGTATCTCCAGCAAGTTTGACAGTGTTGCAGTCTGCAACAACTTCTGCTTTTGCTCGCACAACAGAAGGCACATTCGAAGCACCTACAAACACCAAGTTTGTTGGTACATTGAACGGTGCAATGCGTGTGTTTGTTAACTCTTATGCTTCTGACACAGCTTCTGTGTTGGTTGGTTATAAGGGCACAAGCGAAGCTGATGCCGCAGCGTTCTATTGCCCATACATTCCGTTGATGAGCAGTGGCGTTGTTTTAGATCCATCAACTTTCGAACCAGTCGTGTCATTCATGACACGTTATGGATTCGTTGAGTTGACCAACACAGCATCCAGCTTCGGTAACGCAGCTGACTATGTTGGCGAGATCGCAGTTCAGAACTTGTCATTCTCCTAATCAGAGAACCACAACTTTCTCAGGGATGGGAAGGAAAATCAAAAAAGGACCGAAAGGTCCTTTTTTGTTGACTTGATCTTGCATACTTAAATAACCACATGAGTCATAAACTATTAGTAATTACATTCACAGATGATCTGAAACAGTTTGAAATGTTCTGCTATTGCCTGAATAAAAATTGGCAAGGATCAAAAAATCTCATAGTAGTGACACAACAAAATACCAATCAACTGGTAGTTCAAAATATTGTTGACCGCACACTGCCCAACAGTTGGACAGTTGAAATAAAATCTACACTGCACGAATATGCTAGTGGTGATGTTGAACAACAGATCAACAAAATATTTTACAGTGTTAATTCTGGAGCTGATGATATTGTTGTGTTTGACAGCAAAGACTTCCTGCTCAGACCATGTGATTTTTCCACTTTTAAATCTGATGAAAAATATCGTGTGACCTACTACCTGCCAGGACGTTTGATTGAATCATATCCTGATATATACAATATAATGGATCACTCGGTTGATCAATTGCCAAACGTTAGCAATCTTACACCGTGGATTTGGAATGTTAACCAACTCACCCGCTATTGGAATTACATCAACAATAGATTTGGCAATTATAGTACCTGGAAAACTTTTCCAGCCTGCACTGAGATTTATGGATATTATGTGTTTGCCTGGACCGAACACAGCGGTGAAATACACTGGCACAAACATCCTAAAAATTGGCCATTGTTGATTGCCGGAGGGTGGACTCATCAAACCTATGATGGCATACTTGCACAGGTCGAAGAGTTTGAGTCAAGCATGGAACGAATTGTGTGGAAACACAGTAGAAAATTGGAAGATCTGCGATGTATTGACGTGACCCGATCAGTGCTGATCAAACACGGCATAGACTCTCAATTTATAGATCAAGTCTACGGTTAAATTTTATACCAGCTTAGAAATTTGTGTATTTTGTCTGTGATGCTGGTCCAGTCACCCATACAAGGTTGGCGGAACAATCTAGCAGTTGAATACCACGGGCTTGAATCTCGGCCCAGTAACCAGCGCCAATCCAACGCATATTGACTCAACATGACCCAGACTGGTCTGCCCAATGCGCCAGCTAGGTGTGCTACAGCAGTGTCTACACTCAACACCACATCCATGTGCATGAGCAAGGCAGCTGAATCAGCAAAATTTCTTATAGCACCAGGATAGGCCTTGACACCATTGGCTACCAGTTCGGCTTCCTCTTCTGCGGTACAGTCACACTGTAAGTTGACCCACTCGTAACCAGGATTGCGTTTGATCAACTCTAGCATGACCTCAAACGGCATACCTTTGTGACGATTGATCCAGGTGTCTCTGCGGCCTGACCAACAGAAACCCACACGCAATCGATTCTTAGGTCCTAGTATAGTTTGCCAATCTTTTTGTAAGTTGGCATCTGCAGTCAGATAGTATTGCACATTGGCAAGGTTGTCAAGAGTAGATCCTATTACTCCTGGAATACTCATGATAGGAATCCAATAATCAAATTCTGGCAGTGGCTCACCATCAACTAAAATTGTCGGAATACTGGGTCCAAGTATCAATGGACGAAGGCTCTCATTCAATGTTAATATTACCCGGGCTCCACGATCAATAATATCACCTATGAATCGAACAAATTGTATATTGTCACCATGACCTTGTTCGCCTACTACTAATACTGTTTTGTCTCGGATGTCTTGACCAGTCCATCTAGGCTGTAAGTAGTTTGGCAATGCACCTGCTAGATGTTCATAGTTCCAGCGTGTTTCATACTGTGGCCACCCACGGGCGTAGTCTCCAGCCAGCAAATAAGCAACAGCCAAATTGAATTGTGCAGTTGGGTGTTCGGGTGCTAGTTGTATGCTCCGTTGTAAAAATGGTATAGCACCCAACGGGTCTCCACATTCTCTCAATACATTTCCGTAGTTGTTGAATGCTGATGCTGAATGGCGATCTTCGGTCAGGGCCTGTGCATAGTATTTCAATGCCAGTTCTGGGTTGTTTTCTTCTCTGGCTGTGTTGCCGTGTGCTATTAATAGTTCTGTGTCCATGGAATATTTAACGGTCAGCAACGGCACCTGCAAAATAACTAACGGGCATAAATACTTGTCAATGCAATTGTGCATTTTATGCTGATGATTAAAACCCAACAGCGTAGCGGCTAGAACCCGCATAGGACTTCTTTAAGGAGAAAACAAAATGGGTCGTCCACTTAAAATTAAAAAATCCACAACCATTGACATTGGTTTCAATGACTTTGGCAACTTAGATCCTGGCACAGCAGTTGTTCCGGTAGGCATGACCACTACAGAATTTTTGGGTGTAGTAGGTGGTGGTAACGTTGGTATTGCTACAGCTGCTTATCCAGTGGTAAAAGTCACAGCCAATGTAAACGGTCAAGAAGGTACAGCACATATCATTACACAAAAAGGCACTACCAAGTATTTGGTGTCAGGTGAAAACAGTGTGAATGCTGGTAGTTTCACACCTACATTCAGTTATCAGATTCTCAGCTTGGGCAATACCAATTGGACAGCAATTGGCGCTGGTATCAACCCACAAGTTGGTCAAGTGTTTACAGCTACTGGCGCTGGATCTGGTACAGGAACAGCCAGCGATGCTGGACAATGCCAATTGGTAGCCAGCGGCACAATCAACAGTGGTCAGATGAACATGATATTCAGTGCCAATGGTGGTCAAACTTACGCTACTCGTTTAACCAACAAGTATATCTATGACAATTCAACTCCACCAAATCGTTATGCTGTTAACTTCTTTGTATCTGGTGAAACAACAGCAGTGACTTTGAGTAACGTGGCTGTGGCAAACACAGCTGGTTGGTTCACAGCCAACGCCAGCACATTCGTCAATGGACAGATTCTTACTGTGAGTGGTACGTTCACTGGTAATGCCACAATCACTGGTTACAGTAATCCAACTACTTACTATGTGATCGACACCAATGGTACAACAACGTTCCAGCTGGCCACAGCCTACAATGCTGCCAACATTATCACAGCCGCTGGTAATACACGTGGTTTAACATTCAGTGAAGCTGTTTCGACTACAGCCAAATCTGGTGCTGATGGCGTTACATTTGCCAACGGAACTGGTGATTTGACCTTGGCACAAGTGCAGAACTTTACATCGTAATTGGTGTTTTGCTACTCAAAAGCCCTGCTTTGTCAGGGCTTTTTTTATGACAATTGCTGTTGTAGACCGCATAAATAACAAAAAGGATCTTGAGATGTCTACATACAAAAATACTAGCGGCGATTTGACCTTAACTGGCAACAATGGTACGGCCACGCTCACAGTCAACTATGCCAATACTATTTTTAACGGCAACTTTACCTACACAGGTAACTTGACCACGGTTGACGATTTTATTGTGGTAGGCGCCAACAATACTGGCACTGTGCAAGATTTGGGCTTGTTGGCTGGAATCAACGTTGGTATCAACAAATATGCCGGCTTGAGATTTGATGTAGCAACCAATGCCTGGCAAGTCAGTAGCAATGTATCAGGACTCGGAGTTGGAACCTACGCCAACATTTTGACTTCGGCATCGCCATCTGCAGCCGCTGGATCTGACAAACAAGTGCAGTTTAACCAAGGTGGAGCATTAGGAGCCAATGCCAATTTGACCTATGACTATGCCAACAGCATTTTAACCTTAAAAGGCGTTGAAGTTTTTGGTAATGTGGCCACACCAGCCAATGTGGCCAATTCCGTGGCTCTCTACAGCAACGTCACAGGATCCGGCGGAACTGGCTTGTATTTTACATCTGCGTCGGCCAATGACGAACTGGTCAGCAAAAGCAAAGCCATAGTATTTGCAATTATATTTTAAGGAACAACAATGTCAATAACATCAGCACTAGTAGGAAACACAGTCAGTAATGCATACGTTAGTGGTGGCAATACTGCTATTACTTCGTTGGTAATCAACAACTACACAGCCAACACTGTGACAGCCAACCTGTATGCAGTACCAGCTGGTGGCACAGCCAACACACAAAACTTGATTCTAACCAATCTACAAATGACTGGCAACGAAACATATCAATTGTATAACGCTGCTGAAAAATTACTTTTGAGCAACAACGATAGTATACAAGCTGTGTCCAACGTCACAGGCCGTCTCAACATAGTAACCAGTTACACATCAGTCTAATGGGATTTTATGTAAAAAATCGACAACTACAAAGCGGTAGTACCGGTGTAGTATTGCCCACTGGATCCGCGGCCACTCGTCCAGAATATCCAGTGTTTGGCATGATTCGATTCAACACTGACTTGGGCTTGGTTGAATTTTACAACGGAAGCGTTTGGAGCAGTTTGAGCCCCAGTGGCAACATTAACTATACTGTAGACGATTTTACCGGCAATGGATCGCAATATGTTTTTAACATGAGCATACCCGAAAGCGTAGCACAAAATATCATGGTATTTGTAGGATCAATCTATCAAGATCCAGCTACAAGTTACACAGTCAATGGTGGTTACGACATTACATTTACATCAGCACCACCCAACACGGTTCCGATCAATGTAATTCATACCTCAAGCTAACTAACTAAATATCCTATACAGGGATAATCTATGGCAGTCAACTACGTAAAAGGGCAAATCTTATCAGGCATTCTTGAAAGAGACGGCATTGATATAGCCATTGCCAACGCCAATGTTGGAATCAACACCGTAACCCCTACGGTTGCCTTAGATGTCAACGGCAATGTTCGTGCCAACAATATCAGTGCCACAGGCAATGTTGCCAGCGGCAACTTTACTATTGCCAACACCACACTAGTGGCAACTGCAGCTAATGCAACTATTACTATTCAACCGTCGGGCACTGGCTTGGTCACGATCAACACCACAACTGGACTAATACTGCCGGTAGGAAACACAGCACAACGTCCTAACCCTGCCACAGCTGGAACAGTGAGATACAATACTTCTATATCTTTGCCCGAATTTTATGATGGTACTAATTGGGGAGCATTTAATTCTGGAGTAACTAACCAGATTTTAAATGGCGATGGGTCTACCACAGCATTTACTTTAGATACAGCCACAACTACCGCAGCAGTTTTGATCATGCTAAACGGTATTACACAGGTTCCTGGGCAGGCCTACAGCATGTCACCTAGTCCCAGTACCAATTTGGTATTTACAGAAGCACCCGGAACAGGCGACGTTATTGACGTCAGATTCTTGTAAAACTGGATAAATAACTGTTCAACCCGCTCGGAGTTGGCAATTTCAAACTTCTAATACCCAACAGCGTTCTCTCAGTGAATAATATGCACAGAGAATCGTTTTCCTATGGCCGTGGTAAATAGAGTATATCCCGGACTAGAACGGAAAAAAGTTTATTATTTTACTGCAAGTGCGGTGAAATTGCAATAAAAGAAGCCAACTGGAGAATAAAATGGCCGTAACCAGAATTAAAAATAATCAGGTAACTGATGCAGCAAGCGGTAATACCCAGGTCGGTATCAATGCCGGTACCAAGCTACAACCTTACTCGATTACATCTAGTAGACTTGCTAACAACCTGACTTATGCCAGTGATTTTACTATCACGGGTAATTTGACAGTTCAAGGTACTACAACCAACGTTGATACTTACAATACTTTAATTCAAGATCCGTTGATTACCTTGGCTGACGGTCAAAACACAGGTACTCCTACAGTTGACATTGGTTTCTTGGGATTGCGTGGTAGCCAACAAACAGCAGCTTTTGCTTGGCAAGAAAGTGCCAAAGAATTCGTAACAGCACTCAGTAGCACTACGGTTAGTAACACAACATTTACACTCAGCACCTATGCCAACTTGCACAGTGGCAACACTATTCACCAAGGAACTACCAGTTTGATTGGCAACGTTATTGGTGCCGCTAACTTTACAGCCAACGTCACCGGCGGTAACTTATTAACAGCTGGATTAATTAGCTCAACTGGCAATGTAACCGGTGGTAATCTAAACACTGCTGGTCAAGTAAGTGCCACAAGCAACATCACTGGTGGCAATGTATTAACAGGTGGCCAAGTCAGTGCTACCGGTAATGGTACTTTTGGTAATATTTCTACCGCTGGATCATTTAGTGTTGCCAACATCAGTGCTTCGGGCAACATCACTGGTGGTAACTTGTTGACCAGTGGATTAATTAGTGCCACTGGAAATATCAATGGTGGTAACTTAATTGGTGCTGCTTTGGTTCAAGGTGTAACAGTAAGCGCCAGTGGCAACCTGGTGGGTGGCAATGCCAACATTACATCAGCAGTTAATTCAGCCACAGTCAGTGCCAGTGGTACAATCACCGGCGGCAACGTAAACACAAGTGGTAACGTAAGTGCCACAGCCAACATC